ATGATTCTACATTAAACTATTCCGGCAATGTTTATGACATAACGGTTGCAACTAGAAATGGAGTTATTTATCCTTCATTAGATCCTAGTATATTTGAAATCAAATTTCCAAATCAAGATATCAAAGGCCGCGTTGTTAATTATTAAAGGAATTTATGTTTAGAATATTTTATGCAGAACAAGATACTACATTATATGAAGCATATCCTGCTTATAATACTGGCGTCGATGAAATCTTAGAAATCGGAAAACGTTTAGATACTGATGGAAGTAATTTATTACTTGCAAGAAGTATTGTTAAATTTGATATGACGGAAATTTCTGCGTCATTATCTAAATATAGCAAAACAGTTAATGATTGTAAATTTGTATTGCAACTTTATACAACTGAAGCAAAAAATCTACCAGCATCATATACAGTGACTGCTAAAATGTTAGGACAGTCTTGGGTTAATGGTACCGGATTTTTATCTGCATTGACTACGAATGGTGCAACTTGGAATTATCCATTATCCGGATCATTATGGATATCAGGTAGTCAACAAACTGAAATTGGCACAAGTGATTTATATATTTCGGGTTCTGGCTTAGGTGGAAATTATTTATATTATTCCGGTTCTAGCACCGTACCTGTTTTACAAACATCCGAATCTTTTTCTTATAGAACTAGTGATGTTAATATTGATGTTACATCTCAAATTAAAATTTGGTTGAGTGGTAGCAATATCAATAGCATTCCGAATTACGGATTCATGATACAATATTCAGACGCAGATGAGGTTGATAATAATGTAACTGGGTATGTTAGATTTTTTAGTAGAGAGACGCATACCATATATGTTCCTAAGTTAACGATGTATTGGGATAACAGTGCGTTTACAACGGGATCATTGACCTTGGTAGACACTGAGTCATTTGTTACTTATACCAACTTAAAACCGGAGTATAAAGATACTGAGGTTGCTAAAATTAGAATTTATGGTCGTGATAAATTTCCTAGAAAATCTCCTACAAATTTATTCCCATATGAAACCGTTAAATACTTACCATCAGCTTCATTTTATTCTGTTATAGATGCTGCAACTGATGAAGTCATAATTCCGTATGATAATATTTATACTAAAGTAAGTTGTGATAGTACAAGCAACTACATTTATATTGATATGAATGGTTTTATGCCAGAGCGATATTATCGTTTACAATATAAATTAGTAGATAGGTTTACTGAGCAATATATTGATGACGAGAATTATTTTAAAGTAGTTAGATAATGGATAGCATTTCTCTAGAAAAAAACGCAGTATATGATTTAAATGGAATAACTGCTACATCGAACAATGCATATGTTGTTCCTAGAGATTCTAATGGTCAAATAATCATACAGTCATCGTCATTGCTTATAATTGAAGGAATTGATATAAATTATTTATCTAAATCAATAGTACCTTTAATTGATACGCAGTTTAGATATTTTTCATTCCCAGCTCGCACTTCAATTGTTAATGATTCTCTTATAAATTTAAATTTAGATTTAGATTTTGATACTAGTTCACTTGATTCAATATCGCAAACGCAGGGAGATCTACCAGAAAATAATTTTACCCCAACGGGTACTCCAGGTGTATATGATGGTGATGCTGGCATATATGATGGCGAAACGCGATCTGTAATGTTATCTACTGGGGAACAAGTTAATCTACAATGGAATGAAGCAAATCAAAATTGGGTTCAGACATAATGTTAAATCAATATAAAAATATTAATCAAATCAATGCTTCTAGAAATTCAGTTTCTGGACAAAGATTTAATAAAACATTAACTGATTTATTTGCATATGCCCAAGAAAAATATCCGGTTGTAACTGAAGTTGCAGAAAATCCAGATGATGTAAAAGTAGAATTACATGTTTATTCTAACAATCAATGGATAACAGGAAATCACTCAGTTCAGCCAGCTGCAAAAATATCAGAAATACGTGACGTTGCAACTAACGAAATAGTAAATATAACAAACCCTATAGGTATTAATTTAACTACCGAATTTGATAATTTAAATGTAACAGATGGGTCATTTAAGATTGCAATAAATTTCTTTAAGAATTTAATTGGTAGTTATGATTATCAACATTTAAGAATAGATGAAATTTCCACAGACCGTACCGAATTACGTTTACGTGCTATTGATTCTGATAATGCGGACTATTTACAACAAATTGTAAATTACACGCAGACTGTAGATCAAACTAAATTATTTGATGAACAAAATTACATAGTTGCGTCTGAAAGAAATCAACAAAATATTGTAAATACTATTGAAACTCCTGCGATATTCAAAACATATTTATTGAATTTTAGTAGAAATCAAAATTTTGTATTTGTTAATAGTGTTGTTTCTGGTGAGTATTTATATATAAAACTTTTAGATCCATTACCTGAACAATTTGAATTAAATTTCAAATGTTGGATCGTTGAAGAAATAAAACATCCATACATTGACAATGTAGTACGATCTGTTGTCAGTTCCGCAGTGCAATCAAATAAATTAGCAGGGCCGAATTGGGATGCTTCAAGTCAAACAATAACATCAACTGACACTGGATTGAAAACATGGACCGATTTATTAGGTTCATCAACCCAAACATCTCAACAAATTGTAGATGTATATTTCTCAGGTTCGTTATCAGGTGTTAAATTGAATATTGATTATTCAGATTTCAATAATTTTATATTTTATAGTTCAGCAACAGAACGTTTAGAAAATTTCAAATATAAATTAGAATTACTAGAATTTTATGCATCTCAAAGTTCTATGGTAGGTTCGTTGTCTGGAAGTGTTGCTAGCAATAATGCACAAGAATTTTTATCATTAAAAAGCAACTTAATTGGTGGGTTTGATTCATTTGAACAATTTTTGTATTATCAATCATCGTCGATTTTAACGACATATGATATTCCAGTAATTGATGCAACAGTATCTGAATTAACTGGTAGTTATATCAAACCAGTACCGAAGTCAAACTCTACGGTACCATATGTATTATATCCAATTAGCAGTAGCCAATTTAAAAATTGGTATGATGGTTTATATGAAAGTGCATCATTCTATGATACATACAATGCAAATTCTTTAATAAATGTAATACCCGATCATATTAAATTTTCTAATAATACCGAGCAGTTAACATCATTTGTTAATATGTTAGGTCATCATTATGATATTTTATATACATATATCAATCATATGACTCGTATTAACAAACGAGAAGAAAATCCTAAATTAGGAATGCCGAATGAACTATTATATTCAGTTGCAAAACAATTCGGTTGGAATTTAACAGATGGACGTCAAGGTCAGGATTTATGGAAATATGTATTAGGAACAAATGAAGCAGGAATTCCGTTAACTGGGTCAAATACTGTCGGAGATCCTTCGGTACCAGGGCGTGATATTACTTATTCAATTTGGCGTAGGATTGTTAACAATTTGCCGTTCTTGTTAAAAACAAAAGGCACTAAACGAAGCATTAATGCATTGCTTTCATGTTATGGCATTCCGCAATCAATGATTAGTATTCAAGAGTTTGGAGGTCCTAGACTAGAACGCGCTCCTGTTTATGAAAAATTGAATTTTGATTATGCATTAGATCTAAGTGGCAGTGCAGCTGGGGCTGTAGTTGTAAATTACACTCAACCAATTAATGCAGTTGAATTGCGTTTCAAAACAGCAGATGTTTTAAAATATCCAACAATGCCATCTACAATGAATTTATATAATATCGGTTCTAATTCAGTTACTATTGATTTTAATAGCGGAACTAAAGGTGTTATACAAATTAACGGTACTGGCTCAGCTGAATTTGAATTGTTTAACGGGGAGTGGGTTAATACATTGCTCCGAAAAAATGGAACAAATTTAGATCTTGTTGCAAAAAAATCTAAATACGGAAAAATTGTAGCAACAGTCTCTGCATCAGCAACAGCTTCATTTGCGAGCATCGGTACATTAACTTTAGGTAGTACTAGTACCGGAGCAAGTAGATTATTAGGGCAATTGCAAGAACTTCGTTTATGGACATCGAGTTTACAAGATGAACCATTTGCAAATCATACTAAGGCGCCGGCGGCATATGATGCTAATGTAGATGCATTTAATGAATTGGTATTTAGATTACCATTAAATCAAAAAATTAATCATACAGCAACTAGCAGTTTAACTGGAGCACAACCTAGAACGTCAGCTATATCTGCATCATTCGCATCATGGACTTTAAATACACCATATGATTCAGTAGAAGAAACATATTATTATGATGCAATATCTTTAGGTGCCGGAACATTTGATGATAACAAAATACGTTTAGAATCAAATGAATTAATTGGAACGTTGGATATAAAAACAAGAGCCGAACGTAGTCAATTTGATAAAGCTCCATTAGATAGTAACAAGTTAGGAGTTTATTTTTCTCCGCAAACCATGATTGATGAAGACATCATTGCACAACTTGGATTTACAACATTAGACCAATATATTGGCGATCCTGGAGATGTTGATTCTAGATCATATCCGCA